TGTTCCTGTTTGGGCTTACTATAATCCTGAGTTGCCTTATTACAACTGGCGCGTACAAGGCGTTGTGAGAGGGCTTCGTGACGCACAATATCTCTATAACAGGCGCAAGATCATCGAATTGGATATTTTGGAGTCTCAAATCACGTCTGGATGGATATATAAGGAAGATGCTCTCATAAATCCTAAGGATGTTTTCTTATCAGGCCAAGGTCGTGGCTTAGCTCTTAAATCTGATGCTCAGATGTCAGATGTTCAACAAATACAGACCCCTAATATACCGAATGCGGTTATACAACTATCTGAGATCATGGGTAAAGAATTGACACAGATATCTGGCGTTAACGAAGAGCTTCTTGGTGCAGCGGTAGATGATAAGGCTGGTATACTTTCGATGCTTAGGCAGTCAGCTGGACTTACTACGCTTCAAGTCTTATTTGATCAACTTGATAGGTCTCAACAGTTGCTTGGTAAGTTATTCATTGATCTTATTCAGGCTAACTTTATGCCTGGTAAGATTAAGCGAATATTGAGCGGAGAAGAGCCGACTCAGCAGTTTTATAATAAGTCTTTTGGTCGGTATAATGCGGTCGTTGAAGATGGTCTTAATACTGCAACTCAGCGTCAAATGCAATTTGCTCAGATGTTACAGTTGCATGAAGCTGGTGTGCCGATATCTACTGAAGATCTATTAGAAGCAGCTACGATTCAGAACAAAAAAATTATCATTGAAAACGCTAAGAAAAAACAAGAACAAGCAATGCAAATGCAACAGGTGCAGATGCAGAGTGAAATGCAAGAACAGCAAGCTAGAGTTGATCTCGCTCATTCAAGAGCAGAAGCAGATCGAGGTCTGGCTGTTGAGCGTGTATCTCGTGTTCAAGAAAATAGAGCCTTGGCTATTAGACAACTTCATGAAGCTAATGCGCAAGATGAATTGGCATTCTTGAATAAAGTGAAGGCTATGAAGGAACTTGAAGAGATGGATATAGGCCATATTGAAAAGCTACTTGCTATTTCTAATGCGTTGAAAGAGACTGAATCTAGAGTTGCTGAAGCTGGTCTGACGAATGTCTCAAAAACCCCCGTAGGTGCTGAGTCAGAGAATCTAGTACAAGGCCAGAATCAACAAGCTCAGGCTGCGCCTCAACCCCAAGAAGGCCCAATGGCTGCCATGGCTGGTTTAGGTGCGCAAGGATAGAAGATACATATTATTAATCTTTATCTCACGATGTGAGGTAGTTTCCAGGAGCCAACATGGCGAAAAAAAAGTTCTACAATGAAGGCGCATACGACAGCTTAAATGCTGCTCGTAACAAACAGAGATCAGATTTCCATATGATTTCTGAGGACAGATCAGCTATAGCTAATATGCCGCAAGAAGTGATGTATAAAATGTGGCCTAAGCCTAAGCAGTATCATGATTATGGATTAGACGACACGATCAAAGGTATTGACGAGCAAATGAACAAAGATAACAGTAAAATGGAATCTCATATGCAGCCAGAGAAATACTAAGATCATGCCTGCAATGTTTAGACCCAATCGTCTTCCAAAGAAGATAGCTTTTAAGATATTAGGAACTCCTAATAATATTGCTGAAAAGAAGTCTGAAGCTGAGAAGAAGATTGATAAGACAATAATGTATGACAATACTCAAAGGGTAAGATAATGGCTAAAAAGATGAAAAAGTCTCAAGCTAAAATCAAAAAAGTGATGCATGTGTTTGAAGAAGGTGATCTTCACTCAGGATCTAAAAAAGGTCCTAAAGTGACTAACCCTAAACAGGCTATTGCTATCGCTATATCCGAGTCTAAAAAGAAAAAGAAGTAATATCATGAAAAAGCCTGACGCTAAAAAACCTATGGACAAAAAGAAGAAAGCTAAACATTGCGCTTCTTGTTCTTGCTAAATTATAACTTCATTTGATTCCTTGAATTTAGTTAGACGCCTCCCTTCTCTCCGGGAGGCGTTTTTTATAGACAATTTCCATTAGGCTTACTACAATACGTTCATGTTAAACTAAGAAGGAGAGCTTTATGAAACATGTCTTATTACTTTTATTTTCAGTCCTATATCTACACCCATCTGCTTCACGCAAAACTATCCAACGATATCCTGGTGGCCCCTATGAGACCATCATATGTATTGCTGGTGGAAACAACCCTCCGAAAAACAAAAAAAAGCGTGAACTATTTGGTTATGAAGAAGTTAGGCCTGATGAGCAGGGAATAGTAGATAGAATAAAACTTAGAAGAGCTCAACGTATAGATCTAACTCCAGAGTTAAACAGTTATCATAATGAAAGGGAGAAATGTCAGAAAGAACAGTTGGAAGTATAGCCTCAGATCTACAATTAAAGACTCCAGATAGTAGAGATCCCATAGAGATACAACGTGCAACTGAACATGAATATCTTGCTAATTTAGAGTGGTGCATAAAACACGCGCTCAAAAAGGTAGATTGTTATGATATTAAAGGTCATGATGAATGTAGGAAACGAGATGCATTGCATGGTGACTTTTTTGTTACCTCACTCATCAAGAAAGAAAAACTCTTGGTGAATGTTATAAGGAACTACTTTATTCCTACTCAGGACTGCCCTACTCCTACATATGATCAGACGTTGTATAGATATAATCACAAAAAAGATCAATTAGAGTTTATATGGGTTGTTCCTGATAAAGATACCTGTGAAACGTTCCACGAGAATAAAGATATTATCGTTCCAGCAGAGCGACAACTGTTACAATTCGTTTTAGACTTTTATGACGGTACTCTATTGAGAAAATGTAAGAAATTTAACAAAGAATCTAAGTATGCAGGTGCACTGTTAGAGAAAATGGTTTAATATGCCTTGTTTTGCATGCAAATTATTACGTAAGGCCTGTACTCCTTGCGGCAAGTGTGCTTATAGAGGATATTTTGATGTTGAATGTTTTTGCTGCATTAGATGTCATACCTGTAGGACCTGTTCAGGGTGTAAGATTCATCCAACATGTTCATGTTGGTTGAAAAAAATCTATTGTGATGGTGAAGATGATTGTGAATGTTTTTAGTGTTTATCTTAAATAGAATAAAAAGGATTAGTTTATGGATATGTCCTACTCAGAAGGCAGAGATGTCAAAAGAGGTAAGATTGCAATGCCTCCACTTGAAGAAATAGAAGCGGTAACACAGTCATTAGGTAATCATAGCGCTCCTAGTATACAGAAAGAAGAAGTTGCTTTTAATAATGTTCCTGATGAGCTTCCTGAAGAAGTTCTAGAAATGATGGATGAGCAGTCAGTGGTGGATAATCAACCACAAGTTGAAGAATCTGTTGAAGAAGAAGTTGAACAGCCTAAGCCTGTAAAGCAGGTTAAAAACAGAGAAGACAACTTTGCAGAGCTTCGTAAAGCTCGTGAAGCAGCTGAGCGTAGAGCAGAAAAGCTTGAAAGAGAAAGAGAGTTTCTACTAGAGCAGATGTACGAGCAAAAAGGTAAAAAGTCTGCAAAGCCAGAGCCTGAATATGATACAGCGGCTGATGATGATCTATCTACTATTAAAGATGTACGTAATCTACAAAAACAGATCAGAGATATGAAAGAAGAGGCTCGTATTAGAGCTAAATATCCAGATTTAGATCAGGTTGTTACGGATGAAAACATCTATTTATTGCGTACAAAAGAGCCTGAAATAGCACAATCGTTAAACATGGCCCCAGATAGCTGGGATAAACTTGCGGCGGTATATACTATGATCAAAAAGATTGGCATACATAAAACGAATGCTTATGACTCACAAAAGATCCAAGCAGCTACTAACATTGCAAAACCTAAACCATTAGCCTCTATTGCTCCACAAACTGCCGATACGCCACTATCTAAAGCTAATGCATTTGCTAATGATCGTAAAATGTCTAAAGAGACCATGGCGAATACATGGCGTGAAATGCAAGAAGCTATAAAGAGGGCGTAATGTGGATTCTTGTGATTTAAGCGATAAAGATATCTCGGACCGAGTTGCATCCCTTGCTAAGTTAATTAATATAGATAGAGAAGAAGCTTGTTTTGCTTTCGATAGTTATTTTAAAGGTCCTATTCAAAAAGTATGGAATGAAGAACGTGGAAAAAAAGCTAAAAGACTTTGGGGAAAGAGTTAAAGTAGAATATGTAAAAATAACTCAGGACTTATAATGTTATTACATGATAGACAAGTAGCTTTCACTAAAAATGTTGGCTTACTTATAGCATTTATTTACAGCAAGAATTGTTCTGCTACTTTTGGTGATGCTTTTCGTTCTCCTGAGCAAGCTGCTATTAACGCTGCTTCTGGAAAAGGAATTGCGCACAGCCTTCATTGTGAAAGGCTTGCAATTGATCTGAATTTGTTCAATGCTGCAGGGACCTATGTTACTGATAAGCCAAGTTATCAACCATTTGGGGATTATTGGAAGAGTTTATCTCCTCATAATCGCTGGGGCGGAGATTTCGTCCATCTTGTAGACTCAAATCATTTTGAGATGCAAGAAAATTAATTAGGTCTTCATTTGAAGAAGTTTTAGCTTAATGATTTATGCTATATAAACTATCTAACGAGATTGACCGCTTACATCATCTGAAGAAGTTTTAGCTTAATGATTTATG